TTGCTGCGCACCTTGAAATCGAGCCCGCCCGCCGAGTCCTTCCACTTGTTCAGGACCGCAAGCAAACTGATCGGATACTGCGCTCCCGTTTTCGCTGATTCGTAGTCCGTCCCGGTGAACGACTGCCCGCGGTACTCCACCGCAGGAGCCGAGTAGCCCTCTGTCCACTGGCGGATTGGCGTGCCGGCCGAGTTGTGAGCCACCACGTCCACGACCTCGTTGGCGTAGAGCACCACCGCGCCATTCGAGTCGAGCGCGTGATGAGACACGGTAGACGCAACGGCGTTCTCGCCCTCGAAGTCCTCGTAGACCGTGGCGTTCGTGGCAGATGCGCGCCGCTTCACGGTGGCGTATCCGCCTTCGCATCCTGCTACACCTGCCGTCAAAGCTGTTATCAGATTCATGATCAATACCCAGTGAATTGTTTGCCCCATGAGGCCATTGTAACACGCTACGTGAATGCCACCCCGGATTCCCCGGTCATCTCGCTCACCTGAATAAAACAGTCAAAGCCCGTGGCGTACCCTCCGGTCTCATAGACTGAGAAAATGGAGCCGCGGAGAAGCGAAAGGTTTTCCGCAAACATCTCAAACCCTTGGAAATCAACCGCGAGGCCGTTCGTCCAGCCATAGGCGCCGCCGTCAAAAATGCAGTCCAATATCTTGAAATTCAAGGAATGGGTCCCGCTCAAGACGTGGGACGGAAGGGTTGCCGATGACGTTACGGCCGACGTAAAGGTACACGCCCAAACAACAACCCCATGCGCCATGTCGATGGTCGCGCCCTGATCCAGTGCCCCGCATTGAAAATCGCAGTTGTGAACCACGGCAAGCACCTCCGACGCCGACACGCGCGTAGATGACGTGGACGCTGTGGAGATGGCAAATCGGACATTCGCCATCAAATGCGGCGTCGTGGCCAATGCGTTCAGGTCCACCGCAATGCCACTGAACCCCCTGGTGAAAAGCGGGCGGTTGTCTCCCTCGCCCTCGCCGATGATCCATGCCGTTGCCTGATCTGCCGTGATGGCCGACGACGTGATCGTCTCGGTGTGACCCGCCGCCACGATGAAGATGGCGTTCAATGCGCCCGTGTTGATGGCGTACTTCAAGGTCGCATAGGGCTTATCCCGTGAAGCCCCGTACCCCGCGCCATCGGTGCCCGTCTGGCTGTCCACGTACCGCAGGTAGATACTACCAGCGACATAAAGCCCCACGTTGGCAATCAACGGGTGCCCGACCATTCCGAGGCCATCCGGGAAGTGTCTGTAGGTGCCAGCCACATAAGCACCATCGGTCACTTCAATCTGACATATCCCGCTAATCGTGACACCGACCGGCCCCGAAGCCTCGTTGTCCCACCCGTGGACAAGTTGCGTCGTGTTCTGCCACCCGTAGGTTCCGCCGTCGAACGTACATCCCCAGGTCCACATCGGGAGTGCCACCGCGCGAGAAGGACGCCCCGAATTGGAGGTTGCCGTCGAGACAAACTCGCACGCGAAGAGCCGCCCGGTATTACTGAACGTCGCCTTGTTTCCGGCGTCGTATTGCCCACAGTAAAACTTACAGTGTGAAATTTCCGTGTATTCGGCTCCCAATGCTGTCGAGACGATGGTTGGCGACGTGTTGGCTTGCGCCGAGGCCCCGAATCGGAGGTTGCGAATGTAAGGAGAGACCGAGAGCGTCCACATGGCTCCGTTGGCCGCGATATTCGGAGTTAGAAGCGGGCGATCATCCCCGGCGCCTTCGCCGATGATGATTACGCGCGCGGTGATAGTCGTTGCCACTGTGATCGTTTCCGAGTGACCGGAATGCACGATGATCACGTCGAAGTTTCCGGCCACCGACAGCGCCATCCCCACCGTGGCATAGGGTGAGTTGCGGGTTCCCGCTCCCGTCGTGTCGCTCCCGGTGGACGAATTGACGTGGTAAACGTCGTTTCCGCCGTCAGCCGCGACGTAGATGCTATCGGCCGTCACAAGCGGATCGTCGCCTGCTGTTCCGCCGAATCCGTCTGGGAATAGAATCATTCTGCCACCTGCATCGTTGAAGCCTCTCGTCGGACACTGTGGGAGATCCCGCAGTAGTCACGGCACCCAGCCATTTCACCACGCCACGATGCACTTTTCCAGAAGTTCCGCAAGTCCTCTCCGCTTCGCACCTTCACCCCGGGAAACCTGGTGGACGGACAGAGCCGCGCCACTCCCTTATGGTTGACCCAGATGTTCCGCTCGCCCGAGTTGCAAATGTTCCGCTCGGTCTGGCCGACTGAACGCCTCCCGAGAAGCGCGTTCGCCCCCACCTTGACCGAATTGCAATACATCCACACGTCCCGCTTCCATTGCGGGTTCCGCTGGATGCCCCACTTGGCGTCGCACTCCTCAATCACCCGAAGCAGGTCATCGGCATCCCTCGGCGCGTTCGCCGCAAACCACACGTCCCCGCCGGCAGGGGTCGCCCCGAAGGTCATTTGCGCGATGTTGAGCTTCAACTTGTCGGCTCCAATGTCCCCCAAAACCAGCTCGAACAGCTTCGGCAAGTCCCGGTAGTTCCGCTCCCCCACGATGGTCATCGCGAAGATCCTCGGCTTCGCCATCCCCGGCCGCTTTCGCCTCTCTACTAGCAAGCGCAAAGCTTGCGTCGCCCTTTGCCAATTTGGCAAACCCCTCCATTTGTCGTGGAGAACCGGGTCGTGGGAGTCGATGGAGACGGTAATTTCCGTTGGTCCCTCTGCCAGCCACCTTGGCGCGTTGGCCTCGGTGATGCGGGTGCCGTTCGTGACCGTGAAGGAACGAAGGCCGTGCCGGCGGGCGCTGGCGTGGTGGGCCCAGAATGCTTCGCCCTCAAGGGAGGCTTCGCCGCCGCAAGTGACCAGCGTCCTGCCGCCCATTGCCGCGAATCCGGCGATGATGTCCTCGCGGGCTTCCGGTGAGAGGGTGAGGCGAAAGTCGGTTTTCCAGAAGGTGCAATGCTCGCAGCGAAGGTTGCAATTTTCATTGAGCTCCAGGTACAGGAACTCAGGCGGTTGCAACACCTTGCATCTCCCGGCAGTCGTGGCCCGCTTTTCGGAAGATCATCCGGTGGCCATCGAGGTCGATGGTGTTCTCGCCGTGGTATCGCTTGACGTAGACCCTGGAGCTGCTGCCGTGAAGCGTGACCCGCCTGGCTCCTTTGTGGAGCATGGCATCGATCATGATCTTATCTTCAAACGCTCCGATGGCTGGATATTCCAGGATCTTATCCCGCCGTGCCAGCATCGTGCATTCCCAGCCACCCTTGCGGTCGTGGGAGTCGAACTCGGCTCCGCAAGAGCATCGCATCGTGATCCGCCGCAGGAAGCACACATCCGCGCCGTCTTGCTCAAGCATCATCACTTGCTGGGAAATACGTGTTGGCGAATACAAATCGTCATCGTCCCAGGTCATGATGTACTTGCCCGAGGCGATGGCAATTCCAGCGTTGCGGAGCTCGCCGAGGGTTGTGCCGTCCTTGGCGTCTCGGACAATGACAAGTTCCCGCTCGCCCGCAGGGTAGTCCTGCGAATCGAAGCAAGAAATGGCTTCCTCCAGGAAGCGTTCGCGTCCTGGCTGAGTCACACATATGCAGGAAACGATCATGCTTTGAGGGCGGCTCGACCAAATTCTTCTACCACCGCATCTCCGCTTCGTTTTCGCATGTCAATTCCATCCGGTTCGGTGTCTGAGTCTCATTTGAACTGGGCCACGTTGCTTCGCAGCGCCGATAGCCCGGGCAAGAATTTCCTCCGAGTCCTTTCGGAGAGTTTGGCAGAAAAGCACGTCCATCGAGTTCGCGCGGGCGATCTCGTAGGCGAGCGCCGTCACAAGGTACTCGTTGAAGTACCGATCAAGGTCGCTCGTCCGGTCGCCCGACGACGACGAACGGAGCCACTTCACAGCCTGGATTCGGAGCGTCAGGTTGGTTGATGGAACCGGCCACACCTTCAACGTGATGACGTTGAGGCGGGACGGGTAGTACATCGTGGGGTACGCCTCGGTCGTCTTGTCGGAGATCGACTGGTACGCATCCCTGCCGATCATCTTGCAAGCCGTCTCGCCAGCCGAATCGTCCACCACCATCGCATCCCCAACCACGTCGAAGATGTCTGCGGAAAGAACGTATTCGGACGTTCCCGCTGTGAGTTCAACGTCCTCGAAGATAACGGAACGAGCGATGCGGGCGCGAGCCTGCAAGCTGTCCATCTTGAGCATGATCCACTTGCGCGCCCACTCAAGCTCAGCGGCTTCTGGCGTCTGGCGGATGTTCACCATCCGAGCCGTCTGCCATGCCATCGTGCAGATTTCCTCAACGGTCCACTCGACCGTCCTGCCCGTGCTGATGTTCTGCGTGGTAATCGTCATCCGCTTGGATACCTTCCGGCGACATTGCGCGAGCCGCCCTCAAGCTCGGTTTCATCCATATCACCGGGCCTGTGACAGTATTTGCACGTCCAGTGCCCGTTATCAAGAAGGCGCATGGTCGTCTGATAAAACGCGGCCCCGCAGTAGGCGCACATTCGCCTCTGTTCACCGACAATCGTCTTGTGCGGGTATTTCCTCGGGATCGTTCGCAAGCCTGCTCCATCGAAGAAACCGGTTCCCCGGGCCGCCGAAGGAGCAAGCTTACTGGCGACCCGAGGTCCCGGTAAAGATTACGTGGACACGGTTGACCTAGTTGTCAACGAAGATGACTGCGCGAGGATCGAAGCAAGTTCGGCCCCAACGTGCAGTGCCAGAGTAGTTCATGATCTCCTGGCCCTCAGTTACCCAAGTGCGAGAATTGGGCTTCTTGCGCCAGTACCAGGTGAGGCCGTTTTCGGCGTCCGTGATGAAGGCGTAGTCCACGTCCGAGGCAGTCCACTGACGAACCGGGCAGAGCTGGAGCTTTTCACGGTTGATCAAGTTGACCGCATTGAACTGGTTCGCTACCGGAGACTTCTCCGAGAACGAGAGAACTTCCCATGCGCTCCGCTGATTGATCGGGAAGCAGACCTTTGTAATCCGCTGCCCAACCGCGTAGCCGTCGCGATCCACAATCTCGTCCGCCTGTGCCTTGGCGAGGATGTATCCCGACTCAGAAGGCGCCGTGGGGGTCGCCATCAGATTCGAGAACGTTCCGCCGGCGGGGAGCGTGTGAGACGCGGAGGCAAGAGGCTGGCCGTCACCAAGCGGATAGTTCGTATCCGTGGCACGGTTCCAGATTTGAGCCGCATCGGTGTCCACCGCTTTCGCGATGGCACGCTTGATCTTCTTCGCCAAGGCGATGATCTTGTCCGTGTGGCCGTCCTCAAGTGCCTCTTCCGTGGCCATGGCGCGCAAGCCAAACTTGCGCATCCAGAGCCGCGTGAAAGCGCCCGAATGAATGCCAGCAGAGGGAATCTCTTCCCCTTCCGGCACGTACACCGCGGTACCGAGCCCGCCGTACTCTTCCACGTCAACGAACGCCTTCTTGGTGGACTTTTCCTCGAAGTAGGTCGGCATCTCCATGCCGGCCATAACTCCGTCGTCGTCGTCCGTCATGATCATCTCCAAGGTGTCTTGGAGGTCATTCGCAATCGTACTCTGCATTACTGGGGTAGCCATGATCTATTCTCCTTATCCTGATTACAGGCCAGTGCTCGAAGGCACGATTTGCGGTTCATTGCACCGAATAACAAACTTCACGCGGGAAGCGGTGAAGTCCTGATCCGATCCCGAAAGATCGACAAGGGTCCACTGCGCCGAAGCAGGTGATGCGTCATTGGCCTCAACATTCGAAATGTCCAGCGCCCAGTCGTCCGAAGAGACAACGTGATCGCCGTTTGAACCAAGCAGCGCAATTGCGCCAGCATAGGTCGGCGTCGCAAGCACGCCATCGGCATCGGCCTCGAACAAGTTTCCCTCCACCGGGATGATCGCGATGCGACTCTGACGGTCAATGCCCGTGTAGCTCGTGGAAGCGGGAAGCACCTTCGGGGATGCCCCGAGCGGCTTCTTCACGCGACCATCGGCCGAGTCGTAGTACTGGTTGATGCCACAACAAATGCCGTAAATCGTGGTCCCGGCCGCCGCAACCTCGAAAGTGCCGCCGTCCACCCTGCGAACGGGCGATCCTTCGTAGATCGCCGTGCCGTACCCCGATGCAACAACGCCTTCCTCAATCGTAGGCGAGCCAACTCGGCCCTCCCCGCGGAGGTATCGAATACCTTTCAAAGTTCTATTTGGCATGTGTCATTCTCCTATCAGATTGTGCCGCTCGTCAGATCATCGGTCTCGTTGACCGAGTGAACACCAAACCGTCCGGTCTCCGGAAGGTCAAACATCTTGGGGGCGCGGTCGATCTTCCCGCGATTTCCCACCATTTCGCGATCCTTGCGGTCCGCCTTCGCGATGCCTGCAAGCCGCCGTCCCTCGTGCTCTTCCTTCGAGCACGACATCAAAACCAAGTCGTAGACCATCAGTGCTTCGCCGTCCTCGCTGTGCATCCCGCCGCGAGTGAACCGAACGCCGCCCTCGGTCTTCACTTCAATTCGATAGCCCATCGACTTGAAATACGGAACACCCATCATCTTCGCATTCGGATCAACGAGCGTGTACTTTCGCGTCGGATCTGCGTCGGACAGGTGGTTCATCGGAATAGACTGATCGGTCGTCTTCGACCGTGGATCTTTCCGGGTTACTGGTGCGCTTGCTCGTGCCATTGAATCCTCCAAAAAACATTGCTGCTTCTGGCCCTGGATTCATGGCAAGCGTGGCGGGCACCTCGCTACCGTTCATGGCCTTTCCCCCCTCAGCTAAAAAGGGGTCCGACCGAATTGTTACAGCGTGGGGTGCTCGCCAGCCCGTGTCAACTGTTTTTTTACTTCTTGGCGGACTCTCGGGCCAAAATCTTGGGTCCGACCTTCTTGGCGTACATCTCGTAACGCTTCCGCTCGTCCTTGATCTGCGGGAACATCGCATCGGCGTTCCGCTTGCGATCTTCGGTCATCTTGAGCGTCCGCGGTCCGGTGTTCGACCCGCCTCCGCCCCCGATGGTTCCACCCGTGTACTTCGCCCGTTGGCCGGCCGATGCGTCGGTGTTGCCAAGCCGGAACTCGCGCTCTGCCTCACGGTAGGCGTCCTCGATGGTGTCCGGTGACTCTGGCTTACCCTTGGCTACCAACGTGTTGTAGATGCCATGCGCGTACCTGGCTGCCGCCGGAACCCGGAGAACGTGGTGGTACTTCGCCCGCATGTAGGTGATCGCCTCGGGAAGCTCTTCCTTCTTCGGGGTGGTCAACTCACGCTTGCGCTCCCGAATCTCGGCCCTGGCCTCGTAGAGCTCGTCGTCGATGGCCTCGGCTTTTTTCAGGATGTCATCCTGCTGAGCGTCGCTCATCTTGCCGCCGTAAAGCGCAATCCGCTCGCCCAAGAGCTTCCGGTCCTCGATCAACTTAAGGCGTCGCTCGTTCAGCCTCTTGATCTGCTCGTCCTCGTCGAGGCTCTTCGGCTGGGGCGGCGGTGCGCTTCTTCGCGATGCTTCGATCTCCCGAATCAACCGCTCGTTCTGCGCCCGAAGCTGCTCGCGCTCCTCCCGGTCCCTCTCCCGCTCCTCGTTGTAACGACGGCCCCGGTCGCGCTTGCGGTCCTCCCGGGTCTCCCTCGCCTCTGCCTGCGGCTCCCCTCCACCTTCGTCGTCGTCCCCTTCCTCGGGAATCTCGACCTCTTCGATTTCCTCAGGTGCGCTCGACTTCGCCGGAGCTTCGCCTGGACCCTTATCGTCCAATGCCGCTTCCAACTTGCTCTTTGACCTTGCCATTTTTACATGTCCTCACTTGGGTTTGAAACGGAAGGGAGACCGTCCTGAATGAAGTTCGCGTCACGGTCGCCCTTCGCCTTGACCGTGAGCCCGTAGCCATTGCTCTCCTTGTCGTACCGGCGTTCGATCTTGCCCTCGTCGTAAAGACGGCAAGTGTCCTCGCTTCCGATCAAGTCCTGCGCACGGCACGCCGTCAGTGTGATCGGCTTGCCAAAGTTGTAGTCAATCGGGATGCGGTACGGCGAAAGCCTCAAGATCGTTGCGTAGTGCCCAACGTCGATCCCGTGGCTGTTCAACTGCTCGGCCGCGGAGAGCCCCATCGCAACAATGAGCACGCGCGGTGCCATGTTCTGCAAACGGTCCTCCTCCGTCTCGGGAATCTGGATGATGCTATCCCGGAAAAACCACTTCCCGTCGCGCGCCTCGATGCCCATCGGCATGATGTGCTTCACGAGCACCCGGTCGAACGCTGGCTGCAACTTCAATGCTGCCGGCGGAATCGCCCACTCAATACAGCGCTCAACAAGCAACCGCGGGTACCGGATCTCATCCCTCGGAACCCCCATCGCCTCCCAGGGGTCCGTCTTCTTCGCTTCGTCCATGTCCTTTTCCTCCGAATGCCATTCGTTTCCCCCCATGATTCTTGACCTCAAGGTCAAGCGCATGAAGGTGAGCGGCAATCGCGACTATCCGAAGATCCGTTGACGCACTTGCGGTCAATACCAGCTTTTTAAGCTGATCTGCCCTACGCGCTGTGTACTGCTCTCGCAGCTTTGCCGTATGGGGATGGTTAAACCATTCCGCCTCGTCTTCGCGTTCTTCCTCAGTCATGCTTGCCCCTCGCTGCCCAAGATAGCCTGTCAACACAAATCACACAACGAATTGTGTGCCATCGCGCTGCGTTATTGCACTGCGTTATTTTTTGGACATGGCTCACCATTGACCCTTGACCCTAATCTGGGGCTGCGGCCTTCCGGGCGGTGCGCTTTGCGCGGTGTTGCTGCTACCGTATTCGCCGGGTCATGTCGGCGTTGGGCTCTGGCAACTGGTCTTGTTTGCTACGCCACCTTGCGGGCCCCTATTGACGCCCGCATTCGTTCCGGCGATTGAACTCCGGCTCTAGGTCGCACCCCTACGTGGGTTGAAGCCCATGTCACGCGGTCCTTGTGGCCCTGCGGTGATGCGTTGACGATTACGAGTATTTTGATCTGCCGATCTTCGAGTAAACACGACTCGTCAGGTGAGCCGGTTTCCCGGTCGTGCCCTGCAACAGCGCCCTCGTAGGCTCCTGGAGATGCAAACGCACTGAATCGGTTGTTTTCCGATAAAGTTTTTGTTACGTTTGCCATGTTGCTCCAACAACAACGTTACCAACTGCCAGCGGTCCGGTCAATATGATGTAAGTATTCGCTGGGCCCCTGGTGGTTGGTAACGACCTTTTGTGTGGCCGGTAGCTCGCAAACACACTGAATCGGTTGACTTCCGATAAGTTTTTTGCTACTTTTTCACATGGTGTCAACCCTAAGGCACCCGCGTTACCGGCTGCCAGCGGTTGGGTCAAGGATCAATTTCGGCCCTGGTGGCTGGTAACGCACCTTTAAGGGACTACTCGCCCGTCTGCTTTGGTCCCGGGATGCCCTCGGGTTGTGGCATTCCACCCTGCTGCGGCGGTCCCGGCGGTTGACCGGGAGCCCCAGGTGGCACCATCCCCGGTGGAGGCGGTGGCGGCACGCCGAGCGGCGTCTGTGGATCGGGCGGCCGAGGTCCGAGCGTCTGAACCATCTTCTGCGATCCTTGCGCCTTTAGCTTCTGCTCGACCGCGGCGTACCAGTAGGAAAGGTTCCCCTGGAGAGGCGGCACGACGCCAGGAAGCGCCAAGAGCTGATCGGCTTCGGCAATGCGCTGTTGCTGCGACGCAAACCGCATGTCGGCACGGATGCGGAACTTGTAGCTCCGCTGGTACATCTTCCGTGTGACACGGATCTGCTCCATTCCACCCTGGAGCCCGCCGGAGACGTACACAAGCTCCTCGTCGGGAAGGAACATCGCGTTCAACTTGGCATTGTTCTTGGCGACTTGCTCGACGCCCTCGACGAACTTCTTCCCCGAGACAGAGAGCTGCTTCAATGCCTGCTCAACACGCGAAGAGAATCCGCGGTACGTTTCACCGGACTTGCCGCTTTCACCCGACAAGGCCGCGGTGGCACCGAAGGCAGTCTGGGACCACCCGTAGATGCGCTCCACGATTTCCCCGAGCTGCGGGTTCGCCTGCGGTGGCTTCAACGGTACCACGGCGGCGGCGACCTGCTCAGGCGAGATGCCCGAGAGCCGATTCACCACGCCAGGGCCGATCTCGAAGTCCCCCGCCTCGAAGTCGATCAAATCCGATGCAAGGTATGTCCCGGTGTTCGCGAGCGTCGCCTGGTCGGACATCTGGTTGTAAGCATTATTCGCCGCACGATTCATGTCGGCGTACATCTGCCCCGGTGAAAGCCCGAGCGTCCCCAGCATGTTTTCCATGCAAATCGCATGGGCGAACATCTCCATCGGCACCTTCCTCGGAGGCTCTGGTTCGGGATACGTTACCCCGCCGAAGCCATCGTCCATCGGCGAAAGCCACCCGGGCGGGACCGGCTCCTGTGGAGCTTGCGGTGGGCCTGGATCGTCGGCCTGCATCCCCATGTCGATTGCCGTTTGCTCCTCGGGAGAAAGCGACTGAGATATCAAATCCACCGTCGCCTGACGCTCGGCCGCGTACTGCTCGTATTGCTGAGAAGCAAGCTGGTACTCCTCCATTTGAGCCTGGAAATCACCCAAGGATTGCAGGTACCCCTCACGCTCCCGGGTCTGACGCTCCCAGCGGATCTGATCTTGCCAGTCCACTTCCTCACGGATGAAAAGCCGCGCCACCGTGCGCGTCTCGGAATCGACGATGGCCGTAATTGGACGCGGAACATCGCTTCCCGGAAACGCAAACGAACCTTCGTACCAGTACAGCTTGTAAACGCCGTTCCGCTCGGACTTGTCCGGCGCAATGATTCCCTGCGTCTCCGCGATGGATTCGCGCAGCTTCGACTCCGGCTCATCGTCCTCTGCCGACGCATCTCGTTCGATGATCTTGTCTACATTCTCCCAGGTTCCAGACGCCTTCATTTGAAGGAGATCGTTTTTGCGGTAGCGCAAGAGCTTGATCTTGTACGGCACGTCGGAGTAATCCGGCATCGTGGAAACGTGCGAGTATGGCGTGTAGAAATCGTCACACGAAAGCGCCTCGTGACGGTTGCAGCGCCGAATATCGTCGTAATACGAATGAACCGTGCAGTCGCCCACGTTGTAGAAGTAGTGAACCGCACGCTGCATCTGGCGGCGGAAGTCGATGGTCTTCTCCGTGAACTGCCAGTCCGTGTGCTTGCTCACCATCGCAGACTCAAGCGCCGCGATCTCCCCGGGCTCAACCGGCTCTGCCGAAACGAACGCATCGCCCGTCAGAAACACCTCTGCGTAGGTGCGCGACTCAAGGCGAGACACGCCTTCCAGCATGATCGGAATGTGGATGTTTGAGCAATGCTCGAAGGGCTTGCGCTTCGGTGGCAAGTGCCCCGAGTACAACTTGTAGTTGTCGGCCACCTTTTGCCGGTATTCCTCGCTCGACTCGTAAGCCTCGTCAAAGTCTTCGCACTCCTGGTCCGCGATGTCCTTGAGGACGCTACGCCCCTCTTCGCTGCCCTTGAAACCGGCAACGAGATTAGGCGATTCGTCGTCAATCTCCAATGGAGCATCTTGCTCTTCCTCCACGGGGACTTCATCAACTGGCATTTCGAGTTCTTCGTTTTCCATTGCGTTCCTCAGTATTCGGCCCCGTACCCGGAGCCCCATCCACCTTTATCACGCTTCCTGCGCTTCGGTCCATCCTCGTCGTCCATGTGACTCTGGCGGCGATTCTCGATGCGCCGTCGCATGGATTCGCCATCTGCGGTGCGATACGCGCACGCATACGCTACCGAATCGTACCAATGGTCGGTGTCGCATTTCAGCGGCGTGTCACGTTTCTCCGGGTCCAGATTGTCGTTGTCGGCCGGAATCGTCGGGAGGGTCTTCACGATGTTATCCGTCAGTCCCGCGAAAAAGCAGATTCCGGGCCGCTGCATCCCGCCGCCGTGAGAATCCAACCTCGCCAACACCCGCTCGGCGTTCATCTTCCTCGAGCGCTTGTCCGCCTTCGTCCAGATAACTCCGTGCCTCGCCATGCGCTCCGCGTGAGAGTCCGCCGATGACACCTCGCCCCAAAGGTTGGTGTCGGCTGGTCCGGTGATCTTGGAACGCCTCCCGTGCCAAAGCCCCATCTTCTCCTCGATTCGGCGGATCTCCATCGCCACCTCGTCGCCGTCCTTGAACCGGAACGAATACTCCCGCTCGCAGATCAAATTGCCATCCGGGTCCACCGCCCACCAATGAACACACCCGTACGACTTGTAGCCCCAGTCCAGCGACCGGAACCTCGGCCAGTCCCCGGGAATCCGGAACGGCGGAATTACGTGCAAGTCCGGTCGCCAGTGCTCCGCGAAGTAGGAGTCCGCCGTCACCCACCAGTCGCCGTAAAGCAACGCCCGCTTGATGTGCTCGGGTCGCCCAAGGAGCTTCTTCTTGTACTGCTCCACGAACCCCTTGTCCGGGTTGTCGTCGATGGTCGCCGGGATGTAGATGCGGGTTACGTAGTCCCCGTTGTCCAACTTCTGCCGCATCAGCTTCCGCCCCGATGGCGCAGGGTCAACGAACACATCGCGCACCCACCCCGGGCCTGGATTGGAAGCGCCTCGAACGCACGCCATTCGCCGAAGCACCGGATTCGTCGCACGGTTACGCGAGCAAATTTGCTGATACTGCGTGTCCGTGAACTGCGTCATCTCATCGAAGAAGATGTGGACGTAGGAGTGCGTGTAGTAGTTCTCCCATGAGTCCGGATCCTTGCAATGGCCGAAGACGAACTGCAAACCGCTGGAAAAAACGAAGGTCATCGTCTTTTCGCGGAAACGCACGTTCGGGTCGATGGCCTTGAACACCGGAGCCGCACGGCGAATCGTGGTATCGAGACCCGCGGTCTTACGACGAAGGTGTAGGCACTGGTCGTCGGCGAGCGTCCCCCACTTCACGATTCCACGCTTGCAGAGCTCGTTCGCCACCACCACGACCGGCATGGCGTCGTGTAGACCCCACAGGGATTTGCCAGTGCCGGCCGCACCCGCCACCAACGCCTCGTCTACTCGAAGACGGTGGCACTCTTTTCCCCATGGGGAAGCCTGGTATATCCCGGGAATCTCCACGAAGTCAATCTCGTGAAGCCGATCTGTTGGGATATTCGACAGGTCCAGCATTTACCACACCGTATCCGGCGGACCGAAGTCGCCATTCATGTCGTAGTGACCCACCGCCACGCTGCAATCAATCGCGCAACGGTAGCCGTACTTGCGGGCGTCTCCCCAAAACGCCAGGTCTTGCGTCCCGATACCTTCTTTGCCCGCCTTCGTCTCGAACCAAGGCTTTGCAAGTCGCGCGTCCTTGAACATCGACAACCGCCACAGGTTGAAGCCCATGCCGGTCCCACAGCATTCCACCAGCCCCCCGTTCGGGTCCGGCGGTTGCGGGCGGAAATTCACGAGAGGATCTTTGGGATCTCCCCATATCTGCGGAACACCACCTTCACCCTTGGTCCAGTAGAGCCCGCCGATGCACGCCAGCTCAGGGTGCGCTTCCATCTTCTTCACCAGACTGATCACGCCATCCGAGGGCGGCATGTTGTCGTGTTCAATCGTCAGGATGTACTCCCAGTCCTTGAGCACCGGATGCTCCAAGATGCCGGCGATTGCCTCGCTGTAAGCGCGTCCCACTTCCATCCCTTGCGCAAGGATTCGCACCACGCCGTTATTCGGCGGAAACCCAAGGTTCCAATGGGAGAGCGCCACCTTTGCCGAGATGGTGTTCCCCGTTGGGATGATCACGACGATCCGCTGGTTCTTCCAAGAGCCATCCCTGATGATACGCGCCGCGCCTTCCTCGATTTTCGAGTTGCGCAACCCCGCGGTGTCCTGGATAAGCAAGCTCACTTCTTCACCGCCGTTCCATCGACGCGACTGGCCAGCCATGTTAGCAACTTGGCGAAACGGTGGCGCATTGAAGGCGCTTCGTCTGCCACGCGCTTCGCCTGTCGATACATCCCACCGCTAGTCGTTCCGTTCGGGAGATCGGCTCTGTAGTATTGAGAATAGGACGCCGGCTCGGTTGAGTAGATTCGAGGATCGCAACTACACATAGCCATTGATCGCGCGGTTGAGTTCGTGCTACCCGGCGGAACGAAAAGTCTACTGTTAGTCCCCAGATCGGAGCGATGAATGCGATCCGATTCCCTGAATTTTTCATTTCGACGCCGAATCATATCTTCCTCTTCCAGTTGCCGCTGCCGCTGCTGCTGCTGAAGAAGCATAATCGCTGGAAAATTGTTCATTTTTTCACCGCCGTTGCCGTGAGGTCTTGCGCTACCTCGCGGTAGTGGTTCACCGCAAAACCCTGCGTCTCCTGGTTTCGCTGCGTCCATGGCGGAATCAGCGAGTACCCCCATGTCACCTCGAAGTCGCACTCAAGCCCAACGTGAGGCGCATTTGTAGCACGCCATTCCTTCGACAAGTAGTAGAACGAGAACTCCACCACAGGTGGCCACTTGTGAGTTGGGTCGCCGTAAGCGCGCCCGCTCGACCAGTGCGGCACCACGAGCGTCATCTTCGCGCCCACCTTCATCACCCGGTAAAGCTCATTGTAGAACGCAACGCGCTCTTCTCCGTCCAGGTGTTCAATGAAGTGTGAGCAATAAACCTCTTCCACCTCGCCGTCCTTGAACGGCAATGGCTCCTTGCGCACGTCCATCACAGTATCCACGCCGTCGAACTTGATGGCGTCGATTCCATGGAACCCTTCTCTCTTGTTTTTTCCGCATCCTATGTCGATTTTCACGTCTTGCTCCCGTGTTACGTTTCCCATGCCTGATTTACGAAGTTTGCATACCAATACTGTCGGGTATTCGCCGAAATCACCGATGCCGGCATGGTGCTCGTTGTCGTGACGGCGCTCGCTATCCCGAATCCGATCCCAAACGCCGGATTCGATGAAAAGGATTGATTCGTAACGCTTATTCCAAGCCTCTTGAACGTCAGCGACTGTGGCGCAAGGTGAACGTTGGACAAGTTGAACGTGTGGGAAAGGCCCGTTAATGCGCTCGTCGAGCTGTGTCGGTGGGCGATGAAGTACAAGCCCTCCGAAAGCGACGTTTGGCACGGAATCGCTATGAACCGGTTGCTCTGCAAAAAAAGCATGAAGTTCGATGCGCTCGAAGTCGTCGTAAAAGACGATGTTCCGCCCGTGGTATTCGTCACCCAGCTCAGTGTCATGGTATTTGAAAGCGAGGTCCACGACATGCTGAGCGACAACCCGAAAGACGCGGTGGTTACAGTCGTGAGTCTCGTTGAGTTTGTCCCCGTACCCTCACGGCGAAAGATGGTGATGCCGTGCGAATAGGAGTGCCGCTGGTTGCCCGAGCCGCTTGTCGAAGTGCTAAAGTGGGCGGCAAGGCTGAACGACTTCAACACCATGATGTTGCTGAACGTCAGCGGCTGGTCGAGAGACATCGGGTTGAACCACCACGAAGCAGGGGCGTGGCTGGAGGCTCCGGTTCCGGTGATAAGAGGGAATAGCTCTCTCTGAGACAGCACGATTGCCGCTCCGCCACCGCCCGCTGCCGCTGCGGACAATGAAAGCGTGAAGCCCGCGCTGTTACTGGCGGTCGTTCCCGACAGGTTGGTGAGGTTCAGCGTCGGGTTGCCGTGCGAGTGATCCGACAGAGCCGCCGTCGTCAGCGCATTATGAGAACCGACGATGGTGTGAAGGCCACCCGTCCCGGAGGACAGCGAAAGCGTAACACCGTTCAGATTGGTGAAGGCGAGCCGGCCGACCGTGCCGGACGTTGCGGAGTCGGATACCGTCCACGACGTGAGCGCCACGGGTGCAGCCGCCGACAAGGAAAGCGTGAGGCCGGCCGAGTTCGAGTTGGTGGTGCCGCTCAGGTTGGTAAGGTTGAGCGTCGGGTTGCCGTGGGAGTGGTTGGACTGCGCAGCGGTGGTCAGGGCATTGTGAGACGCGACCATCGAGCCGTTCGACGTGTAGAACGAAATGCCGTTGAGGTTTCCGAAGGTAGCCGTTGAGTACGAGAACGATCCATTGCTTCCCGACAGTGCCGGGGTGACACCGCCACCGCCACCACCCGCTGCCGATGCCGTCAGGGTCGAGCCACTGAGCCCGAAGGAAACGCCGTTGGAGTTGTTGAAAACGAGGCTAGAGAGTGAGCCCGACGACGTGCCGGCGGAGAACGTGATGTTCCCGCCTCCACCGGACGTTGTTTCTGGCACAAAAAGCGGCATTAAATCTCCAGGATCTTCTCGGCGATGGTGCTATCAGGGTCGGCCACCACGAACTCCCAGGCCGAGGTCGTTCCGTTCGGAATCACCGGCTCATTGGCCTTGAAGTCCGACGAGAACGTCATCGTGATGTTGCCGCCCGTATTGTTGTAGACGTGGAGCAGGTACCGTCTCCCGGCCCTCAGTCTATTCAGATCCACCGACGAGGCTACCGAGATTTCACCGCCGGCAGTCGGCTCAAGAAATACCGTTCCGTGGCGAACCATATCCCAGGTGAAGCCCGAGGCGTCCGTCGTCTCGAAGGTCGTGGACGACTCGTTGGCAAAATCGCGAAGTTTCGCCAGAAGCGGAATCACCTCGCGCTCGAACCACCGCTGGTACTCCGAGGGCTTCGGCGGCCGTTGGCTGAAAGCCGCGTCGATGGTCATCATGACCGTTCAAGCACCTTCATAATGGCGTCCCATAGCTCTTGAGCCACCTTGTCACCGCCCACTCGTCCCGGAATGGCAGAAGCGCCCTCCTTGAAGATGGCGATTCGGGTGTCATCGTCGAAAGACGACAGATCCTTCGACGACGTTGCGTAGTCCCCGGTGAAACGGGCATATTCCTGCACGCATCGGTAGGCAATCGACGCCTTGGTTCCAACCGGGAGCTTCGCCGACGAAGAAACCGCCTTCCAAAGCCCATCGGCATAGGGTCGAGTCTGAACCGGGAGCTGGCCACCGTTGATGCGAACCACCACACCGGGAACAGGACCGCTGACCGGCGTCTTGATGTCATCGGGCATAACCAACCACCCGCTTGACCCGTTCTTCACATGCTGAACCCAGTATTTCCCGTCTTGCATTGCTCAGTAGTCCTTTTCTTCCGGCAAGATGTCAATCACGTCGTACTCGGCCGCCCGCTTTATCGTCGGGTCCGAGCTTTTATCCTGGATGAACACCGCCACATTGAGCGTGTTTCCTTGAGCGACTTGGCGATTGGCCAACATTTTCTCGTAGCCCTTCACGATTTCCTGGCTGTGGGTGAGGTAGATCGGCGCCTCGGAACGATTCTTCTTCAAATCGCGAATCAACCGCTTCTTGGCCTTGGCTTCCTTCACACTCCCGGCCTCCTCGATTTCCTCGGGGGTCAGGATATTGGGATCCAAATCGTCGTCGTGGAAGTGAGCCTCGGTTGCGGCCGCAATTACCCGATAAGCCTTCTCGGCGATATCATTTTGCCACTCCCGCAGCTTCTCAATCTGCTTTTCGGCCTTGGTAAGTTGCTTGCCTTCCATAACGTTCAGAATATCATGCAGACATGGAGCAAGCACAAAAACGGTACATCGTTGGGTTCAGCCTCACGATGAAGGTCGGCCAGGTCATCCTCTCGCCGGTTCATTCCTGCGACGACGAAGAGACGGCCAAGCGCCTTGGGAACGAGCTCTTGGGGAGCGTCCGGGCGATGCCGAAGGAGTACATCCAATTCCTGAACTTGTTGGGAATTGACTCCATCGGCGTCTCGGCCATCGGGATACCCTCCCCGACGACAAGTGCCATTGTTGCACCGCCGTCAGGGCTGATCCTCCCGCGGTAGCCTAGAACGGCACGTCGTCATCTTCCGGTTGAGCGGCGCGTTTCCCGGGAGCCGGCTTATCTGGCTTGCGTCCGCCGGTCTGAGACTGGCGAACTCGCCACGCCCGGAGGTCATTGAAGAACTTCCCCTCGTAGCTGCGCCCTTCGACCTCGAAGAGCACATCCACCTCATCGCCCTCGGTGTACTGAAAGTCGGTGGCCATCTCCCCCACCACCTTGAACTTGGGCGTTTGGGCCCGGTACTTGGTTGGGAACTCGATGGCGAAC